TGTATTTCGTTGGCCTTGACTTCATTCGCCTGTACTTCGTTAGCCTTGACTTCATTCGCCTGTACTTCGTTGACCTTGACTTCATTAGTACTGACTTTAATACCAGTTACATTATTTTGTTTATTATTTTTTAATATATCTAATAGTTTTTGAATATATTCATTCTTCATTTCAATAACTTTCTTTAATTCATCAGAATTGTCGATCGGTACCGGGCTTGATTCCTTCTTATTTATTTCATCAACAACTGTTTTTACTTCTTGTAGTAAAGCAACAACAGCTTGATTGTCACAATTAATTGTGGTTCCACAGGATGGTGCTGCCATGACTGGAGTAGCTTCTACAACAGGGGGAGTATTTACAGAAACGCCACCAACAAATGTAATATTTTCAGTGGAACATTTTTCTTTGTCATCTAAATTGATAACTCCATCAGCACGAAGTAAAGCATCAATCTCTTCAAGTTGCTTATTTTCACCCGTACGTTGTAAGTTTCCTGTTTGAATATAGGATACACTATTCTTAATCATAGCACGTTTTAAACATAATATACGTCGAGCAATAGGAGGTAAGGGTGGTTTACGATTTCCAGTTGCCCATTGTAAGAAATCTTGTATATCTTTTGTAGATGATGCTAATTTTTTATTAACTTCAAGTTGACCCTTAACCATTGTAAGAACGCGAAGGGTTTTTAAAAGCGGAATATCCACAGTAGCAAAGCCATCTTTGCTTTCCGCCCGTTCTTTCACGGTTGCGGGATCGTTTATAATTTCATGGCCCATAAATCTAGGCATCTTCTACACGTTCGAGTGATTTTAAGTTTAACATGTCGCCCCGTTCTAAATCAACTAATGTGAAAATACGATGAATTGTGGTATTTAGTTCCGGGTGAACCTCTTTCTTTGGTGATACTGATATTAATGGTATCTTTGATACAGATTTAGGAACTAAAGGTTTAATTGTCTTTATATCAACTAATGTAAAGGCCTCTTCTACGGGTGTTTTATATACAGTTTTTTCTTTAAGATTACGTATCATAGCATCATCCATGGCCATAACAAGATTCATACGTGTGCGTTTTGTATCATCTTGTTCTTTCAGTCTATCTATAGTTTCTTGACGCTCAGCAAACTTTGTTGCCCATAATACATAATATGGAACTTCACAATCAGCATTTAATGTAACTGCAACATCAGATTGGCATTTTGGCAATGCGTCAAAAAAATCAGCCATATAATCTGTTAATAAATCTCGCATTTTATCATCAATACCTAGTTCGTTCAAAATACGTCTTTCTTCAGAATTTAATAATTTTGGGTAAGTCTTAGGGTCTTTAAAATATAACCGGCGACGTTCTGAGTCAACTGGAGTGGTGCCAATTGTATATGATTGATTTGCCAGAGTGACGATGGTTGTCATCCCGCGTTTCCTACTTAAAATATGGGGCTTTTCTTAATTATAGAAACACACATCATGCTTAGCATCACGCCTCCCCCTCAGGAGATTACTTCCATTCAAGCAACTGTGCCTGTGCTTGAACGTCGTGCGGTTACAGTTAAGAATCGCGTTCAATGTAAGCAGGACCAAGTTGTTTCATGGTTACAAGAATTTTACAGTGTCCCGGGTAATCTAGAGAAACTTTTACCTATTCTTCAAAGCACATCACCCATTAGTCTGCGTTTGGTAGATTATTTCGTGACAAACTATGCTAAGAAGACAAATGCTTCGTTTATGCAGGCCGGTCGACATTTTCTTGTATATTTTAACTATAAACGTGAGTTAAATGCGTATTCTAAGCGATTGTTTGATCCTTTTTGCCGTCGTGAGCGTATTATGTTTCAAGCTCGTGGTGTAGAACCCTTCGTAACTACAGTTGGTCAACTTAACTTCTTTCGTTGGTTTATTGAAAAAGAGATTTTAGACTTTATTACAACTAATCGTGAAACCATTGAAAAGGATATGAATTCTACATTAAAACAGCATTATACACGTTCAAATTCAACTGTAAGTACATCTACAACAACTCTTGAATCAACACCAACAACAGATTCTACAATTTCAAATGTAAGTACATCTAGCAAATCTCCTCGTAAGAAGCGTTGTGAATTAACACAGTCTGCTATGAAAAAAGTCAATGTCCATGAATGCGAAGTCGTGGTCAACTTCTGTTAAAAGTTTAAAAAACTTGTAGTTTTATATAGTTTTGCGAAAACTTTATAAACATATAACAATTTAGGGTATGGCAAATAACAAACCAATTCAGTATGACCATGCTATTTTTTTTGATAATAACAAAAGTCATTATGATGACGTAAAGACTCATTGTCCCGGTATAGATTGTATACTTGTTGATGAGACATATGAACAAGCTACTAAGGTTTTATTTGAACAAAAAGACCTAGCTACCATAATTGATTCTCTAACACCCAATACCTATATTGAATTTATTAAAAAACTGCACGATGGTGATTATTATGATAAACAAGCAGGTATTAATCAGGCAGATATACGTACATTTTATCTTTGGGAAAAAGATACAAGTAAATCATCAAAACGAGCATTATTATTAGATTGGGATAGAACTATAACAAAAATAGAAGGATTTGTTTTATTCCCATTAAGTTTAAATATTAATTTAAATGATATACTTGCTTATTTATGTGGAGGACATGAACGTCTAACTATGATTCGTTCTTGGCTAGCCGATGTAAACTCAAAAAATATAGACATATTTATTGTAACAAATAATACTGGCTGTAATTCATTGTTATTTCATAAATTAGTAACAACATTAGTGCCCACTATTAACTTGAATCAAATAATTTGCGGTATGAATTTTGATTTTCATAAGTCTTTGGCTATTATGAACGATCCTAGATTTATAAAACTAGGTATGCCTTTTGAAAAAATACATGAGATATATTATCCAACCCATAATAATATTAAATTTACACATAAAAATCTTGATAAACTAATAAACAGCACTTTACATAATATGAATGCAGGAAAGCGACGCAACACTCGTCGTCGCAGATCTAAACTAAGAAAGACTCGTCGTGTATATTGATTTATATAAACATAAAAAAATCAATATAAAAAATAGTTATCATTATTTACATATGAGAATTTACATAGGTATCTAAAACCTTAACATGCATCATAAGAACATTTAGATCATGTTTGCGATTCTTACTCTCATATTCTTCAGATAGATGCTCAAGAGTCTTCATTAAACGCTCGATGCTCTTCTTATAGACAGCTATCTTGTCGTCATAGCCCTTGGCCTTGGCTAGTACCATCCAACCTAACTTCTCAAATACAGCCTTGAACCAGTGATGTACACCGTGAAATGTATTCGCAAAGGCAGGTAATGTAGCATTATTTTTAATATTCATTTCAGCACCACCGTTTTTACGAGTATTTTTACGCATCATATTCTTACGATTATTTTTGCGTGTATTAGGCATTATATATATTGGGTTAATATAAATTTGCTCCAATTGTAGGACCTCGGGGACCACGAACGGATTCAGAGCCAATCTTGGTTGTAGTGGGAAAATGAGGAATACGAGCCGTTGGCGGTACATTAGCATCACGCCAATCATCTTGTTTGGGTTTCAGGAGTTCATAAGCTTGTAATGAACTAGCGTCAACGGCAGTTTTTGCTGGCAACCAGCGATCATAAAACTGACGTTGAGCTAAATATCGGTCGCTATCAATTTCACGTTCCAAATTGTCTTCAACAACTGCACCACGTAATTCACGTATCATATTACGACCATCGAATCCACCGGCATCTAAACGCTGGGTATATCCATTTTCAGAAAAGTTTTTAGAGGGAGGTATAACACCGGCTGGTAAAGGTGGTGCTCCTAAATCAGACGCAGTAGCAACTCCACGTGGTGGATCAGGAATATATTGAGGTTGACTACGATATTGAATATTATTTGTGCGAGATGCTATAGGATTCATATCCATAAAAATAGGTATATTTGCAGCTGTAACAGCAGCTGACGCAGTTTGTATAGGAGGTGTAGCATGAAAATTATCCCAGGCACGCGAATTAATACTATCACGTGCAGCAGCTTCTTTACGAACTCGTAATACATTACAACTTGGTTGTAAAGCAGTTGGATCCGGCATATTTGGTAGTCCAAATCGACGTTCACGTTCTAATTCATCCCACTTAGCTGTCGGGTCCATCTATTAGGCAATATTCTAATTGTAGTCTAAACATAACTCACATGAATTATATTAAGAAATACAAATCATGTTCCGTGTCAAGACAACTCGTCGTAATGTAAAGCGTGCTATATCACCATTAAAAGTAGCAACAGATATATCGGGGGCACAGCAACCAGTTTTAAAAGAACAGGTTCCAGAACAGGCACAACTTGAAAAACGTGTAGATAACTTCTTTGAAGCAGAATCGGCTGCTGTATCGTTATCTAAACCCTGGCTTCGACTTGAACGTGGATTAAGATTACAGAAATATCGTGCTTTTGCTGAAGCATATCCTGGTCTTACGTCAATAGAAAAAGAAAGTTTATATAAAGCTCTAACAAAGGCTAATGACGCAAAACTTCTTAATACAAAGACAACAATTCAGTATGAAAATGGAGTTATTCAGTCTATAAAAGGCCTTAAAATCATTCGTACAGGCGATCCATCACAGCCAGCTGTCTTTAAAATTGACGTTTCACGTCCAACAAAGAAGCACACAGACGATGTCTGAACTCCTATATTTAAGGTTCAAACGCATAAAAAATAATAAAATGTCGGATGATATAGAGATGGTCTACACGGCATGTGCCCAATGGCTTGATGATTGGGTTACGCACAATCCAGTTACACTTGTTGATATATGGGATCTTTCACAGTGGATGGATAATGAAATGCGTGAAGCAACAGAGACATTTCTACAATATGGGTTTCGTTCTACACGAGCTCGTAATGAGGCATTGATGATATTACGAGCTTTGTACTATGAATATTATTTATTTCAACGACAAGTCGCAATTAAAAACTTAAAACCAAATGACGAACCTATACCGCGTTTGTTGTCGCTTCCCCAAACTGCCCAGAAATCAGCAGCATGGCATGCAGAAAGTCGTAATATGTTATCAGGTCATGAATTCGGACCTGTTTGTGTGGGAACACCTTCTGAAAAAGACCATGTTATGGCAAAAAAATGTATGCCCGAAGTGATAGTTGACCCAAATGCACCAATAACCGAATCACCCACGGTATTTCTAACATCAGACGATGGTACTTTATCTGCGTTTAGATGGGGGTGGCGTTATGAGCCTGTAGCCCGACAGCTCTTTGAAACAGTTGTGGCACATGCTCCAGTGGATGATACATTGGGACGTATTAAACATGCGACAATTCCACGATTGGGAGCAAGTCCAGATGGTTTAATCATGGACGGATCCCGGAAAGGACGACTCTTAGAAATTAAGTGTCCATCATCACGTGTGTTAGACTACAAAGTACCTATACATTACTTTTGTCAAATGCAACTACAAGCTGAGGTATGTAATGTTGAAGCTGTAGAGTATTTAGAGGTTCAGTTTGGTGCGGCACCACAAAGTAAGGTTACAAACGAAATTTTGGCTAAGTCCAAGCAACCCTGGATTGGCAAGGTGTGTGTAGTTGCTCCATCCGCCGATGCTCCTGAACTTTCCTATAAATATGAGTATAGTCCACTCCAACCAAATACACAAGATGGGTTTGATTTACTATTAGCCTGGACTCCACCCTTGCCCAATCCCGACGCCGTCGTTTTGGAATCGTCTATATGGTATATCAAAGATTGGTTTCATACAACTGTGCTAAGAAATCGACGTTGGTGGGATGTTGTAGGTTATCCATCTTATCAACAATTCTGGATTGATGTAGAAGAAGCCCGTCGTACTGAGAAATATAAGTATGTTCCAACTCCGCTATTCATAGATTCTAGCGACGAAAGCGGACAAGACCAGGAGGAAGTGGAGGCCAATAACCATGTAAAGCCCGATAGCGGATACGATACGGATGGCTATGCCAAACCCGCCAAGCACGCCAAGCACGCCAAAGCTTCTGGAATCTGGCTAGGCGTGGAGTCAGATCCAGAGACGGAAAAGGATAAAATCGAATAATACGAAAGTCTGAAAGCAAAGGTATTAGAAATACACTAAATCCACGGGCATATGCTGTAAACCCATTGCCGCATTCATTATAATGTATTAAAAAATAGGTTGGTGTCTCAGACATCACTTCCTATATATACATAAAAAGATTCATTGACTCTTTTTACGTATAGGTATACTTAAATAGTCATATTAGGCAACCTGTAACCCTGCACAAAAAAAACGTGACCAAAATGAACGTTTTATTATTGATGTGGGAATCTCAGGTACATTTATAATTGGTTTAGGTGTCTGGGGTGTATCAGGTGCTTCTGGAGTAATACTCGTAACTGTTGGTGGTGGTACATCAAGTGTTACACTTGTGACTGTTAGTGGTGGTATATCAAGTGTTACACTTGTGATTGTTGGTGGTGGTATATCAAGTATTACACTTATATTTGTTGGTAAATCATCTTTTAGAGTATTAACTTGCTCCACTTCAATACTTTCCACTACTGGCGATGTTAAGATTTCAGGTTTTGGGGCACCATTAAGTTCATCTTGACGTATTTGTATAGAACCATCGGTATCAATTGTTATACGCCATTCAGTTTTATCTTCTTTAAATTTTTCAGTTAGAAAATAATCACTTAATGGACAAAATGTATAGTTAGTATGTTTATTCCAAATTTCAGATGACGTTATCAAGTTATTGTTGAAGACATCTTCTACACTCATGTGTCCTATAATAATATAACATACAGTTCCATCTGGATTTACTTTACCAAGTGCAGTGCCACCAGTCATCTTCTTGCTTTAATCCAAGATTCTATACAATTAAACTGCGGCTTTCCAACATGCCTCAGTTGATGATGGATATGGTAATCCAGTTGCCGGGGTACGACCAACACCGTCAAATGGTGTATAGAAAGTACCTACAAATTCATGATAAGGTGCAGAACACGAATCAGGGTGAGCACGTTTATAATTATTTGTTCGCTGTAAGAAGTTCCGGGTCTTTTTTAACGATTCACCTATATCACTACGATAACATGTTTCAGAATTCATTAATCCCCAATTATGTTCAGCAGTTTCTACTGTCATCGGGGATAGACCGGCATTTGCTAATAGTTTTTCGGATGATACAGTCAATGCACCGTCAGGACTTAACTTACTTGGCTCATCGGCACCGACAGGAGGTATTTTTGCTACAAATAATGATGGTGGTACATTCATAAATGATTCACCAATAGGTCGTCGTAGCCATTCTGTATAAAATGTAAATAGAATTAGTGCTACGCCAAAGGCCAAAAAACCTAATGTTAGCAGTGCAAGCATCTTGTCATGGTATGCGTAAAAAATTGAGCAAGCACTGCGTTAAAGTTTATCATTAGATTCTGATACTATGGAACAGAACATGCAGGTTACAAAGCGAGATGGTCATAAGGAGGATGTTGAAGTTGGTAAGGTACAAGAACGTATTGCTAAGGCATCTGTTGGCCTAGCAGTGAATGTTGTAAAAGTTACACAGGGTGTGCTTGCTCGTATTGTAGATGGTATTACGACAACAGAACTTGATAATATTACCGCAAATCTTGCCTACTCCTGGTCAACCCTACATCCCGATTATGCCGATCTTGCTGCTAAGATTGCGATTAGTAATCATCAGAAAAATACACCGGACACATTTCTTAACGTAGTAAATCAACTATCTGTTGTTAAAGACAAGACCGGTAATCCGGCGGCTCTTGTTTCAGATGAGTTTGTCAAAGTTGTTCAAGACAATGCAGACGCGATTGAGGCACATATTGACTATACTCGTGATTTCCTATTGGATTTCTTTGGATTTAAGACACTTGAAAAGGCTTACTTACTACGTAATACAGAGCGTAAGGTTTTGGAACGACCACAACATTTGTGGATGCGTGTAGCACTTGGTTTATGGCCAAATGATCTACCGCAAGCTTTTATAACATATGATTTACTATCACAAAAATACTATACACATGCTACACCAACTTTATTCAACGCAGGCACTAAGCGACCCCAACTTAGCAGCTGTTTCCTACTAGCTATGAAAGATGATTCTATTAAAGGTATTTATGATACATTACAAGATTGTGCCTTAATTAGTCAGTATGGTGGAGGCATTGGTCTTCATGTAAGTAATGTTCGAGCAAAAGGTAGTCTAATTCGTGGTACTGGTGGTATTAGCAATGGGCTTGTACCTATGTTGCGTGTATTCAATAATACAGCACGTTATGTTGACCAAGGTGGAGGTAAGCGTAATGGATCATTTGCTATGTATTTGGAGCCATGGCATGCTGATATTCAGGATTTTCTAGAAATGAAGAAAAATACGGGTTCAGAAGAGGAGCGAGCACGTGATTTATTCTATGGTATGTGGGTGCCAGACTTATTTATGGAACGTGTCGAAGCTCAGGCAGACTGGACGCTCTTTTGTCCTAATGAAGCACCTGGTCTGGCAGATGTGGTTGGTCCCGCATTTAAGACCCTATATGAACAATATGAAACTGAAGGTCGTGGTCGTACAACTATTAAGGCTCAGACATTATGGTTTGCGATTTTAGAAAGTCAGATTGAGACGGGTACGCCTTATTTAGTCTATAAAGATGCTGCTAATCTCAAGTCTAACCAGCAAAACCTTGGAACTATTAAGTCATCCAATCTTTGTACTGAAATTATTGAGTATAGTTCACCTACTGAAACAGCTGTCTGTAACTTGGCATCCTTATCACTACCTTCATTTGTAAAGGATAATGCATTTGATTTTGCCCACTTTCGCAGTGTTACCAAAACTGTTGTGAAGAACCTTAATCGTGTAATTGATATTAACTACTATCCAATTCCAGAGGCAAAAAATAGTAATATTCGTCATCGTCCTATTGGTCTCGGTGTACAAGGTCTAGCCGATGTCTTTGCTATGTTGAATCTAGCTTGGGAATCTGAGGAAGCTAGTCAACTGAATAAGCGTATATTTGCTCATATGTATTATGCGGCTGTAGAATCGTCGGTTGACCTAGCCGCAAAAGAAGGACGTTATGAGACATTTGTGGGAAGTCCAGCATCACGTGGCTCGTTACAATATGATTTATGGAATATTGACCCACTTCAAGATAATGGTCTGGATTGGGACTCTCTTACCAACGATGTGCGTCGCATTGGTATGCGAAATTCCCTCCTTATTGCTCCTATGCCAACCGCCTCCACGAGCCAAATTCTTGGGAACTGTGAATGTATTGAACCCTATGCCACCCAGATATTTACCCGTCGCACGTTGGCCGGTGAATTCATTATCCTCAACAAACACTTGGTCAAAGCACTCTTATCCCGTGGACTCTGGACGCCTACAGTAAAGGACGCAATAATTGCTAACAATGGTTCGGTAGCTGGTCTACCAATGATTCCTGAGGATATTCAACGTGTTTATAAAACTGTATGGGAAATCAAACAAAAGACGCTTATTGATATGGCAGCAGACCGTGCTCCTTATATTTGTCAAAGTCAGAGCCTAAATCTATTTCTAGGTGACCCTGATTATCGCAAACTCAGTTCAATGCATTTCTATGCCTGGAAAAAGGGTCTAAAAACTGGTATTTATTATCTTCGCACTAAGGCTGTTGCGTCAGCACAAAAGTTTACTGTAGAACCTGAGGCAAAGCCTATTCAAGAACCAGCAGAGTGTCTCATGTGTTCATCTTAAATCTCCGGCAACTCTTCGTTCTAGAAAATTTTTTTAATTCAACGAAGAATTAGAATAATTATGAGTACATCAACATATTATGTTACACTCACTGGAACAACTGGAGTTAGTCCGCCGCAATTCAAAGCTATTATGCTTGTAAATAATGATACAAATCTTATAACGTCGTTCAAGGAATACAATGCTGTTGCGGGTCAGGATATGGAATTGCTAGGAAATGTAGGCGATTCTGGAAGATATGGTGCCAATGGTCCGGCAACAAACGATGTTGTAATTAATGCTGATGGTGTATCATTTGGTAGTTTATCAAATTCTTGGTATATTGATGATACTACAGGCAGAAATAATGTAGTTGTAGCAGCAATAAATTTTTGGACATGTATACATGTAAATGGTAATTTGAATTTAACAACTCTTGTAAATAATGTAGCACCTACAACTGGTGTGACTAGAATCGGTATATACAATTATGGATGGAATACTGGAACTATATCACAACAAAATGGTTGGTTTATGTATAAAGAAGGAGTATTTGGAACAACATATGGAAATCCTGATGTATTAATTGAAACAACAACTTCAAGCCAACCATCTATTAGTATTACAGATCAATTACCAAGCACAAATGGAGTTTCTCATGGATGTACGTTATCATTAAATAATTGTACAAGTGTGCCATCAGGAAACTATTTATATGCTCAAATTCAAACAACATCTACACCACTTCATTATATTTTTGTTCCTGGTGACAATGTATCTCCAGTGGATGTTCCAACAATTGTAAATGGCAATGCCAATTTTTCTCAAGCTGTACAATGGTCACAATTTACAACGGATGGAACCATAGGAGGAAATCATTTATCGGTTCATTATGGTGATATTTGTACGTTATATATTCATAATAGTGCTGTATCATATCCATTGGACCCAACATCAGGTTGTTTGGCCGTGTTAAATGTTAGCTTTTCTAGTGATTTAGCTCCACCGTCAATAACAATGAATATTGATACAGTATTGCCTACAGGTTTAACAATATCATTTTCAAATTATGAAACACCTGTTATGTATGATGCTATATCTATAGGTTTTAATAATCCACCATCTCAAGATGATTCAAGTATAGCAGTTAATGTAGGAAATCCAACAAACACATATAATTTTGCTGATTTTTCAACAGCTATAGTACCTTTGGCAAATTCAGTAGTCCCATATACTGTTGGTTTGTGGTCAAATTATGGTCTTGTATTAGTTACAACAGCAACTTTTTCATTTTCAGTTTCAGCAAGTATAACACCAACAACGTCTGCTACAACAACTGGTGTTACAGTAACATTGGCTGGTTGTAATGGATTACCAGCTGGTTATAAATTATGGGTGACTAATCAATTAACTCAACCACTTTCATGGAGTGGTACATTAGCTGATGGTACCCATACACTCAACTGGAATAATAGTGATTTTCCAGGCTATAGTAGTATATCTGCCCCATATGCGACCGGCGACAATTGTATTCTTTGGATAGATAATACTAGTGGTACAGCAGATCCAGCTTATGTAAGAGTAAATTTCACTCTTGTAGGCAATAGTATAAGCAGTCCATCTATATCGGTAGTTGCTACACCAACATCAATAAGTGTTACGTATAATAATTACACAAGTAATATGTTAGATTACTTAAGTATAGATAATGGTTTACCAACCAATTATTCTATGTATCTAAATAATCTTAATATAACTGCTCCTAGTGGCACATCTGTAACTAAAAATTATTCTTTTACATCCTCTTCATCACCATCATTTGATGATAACTTTCAAACAACAAGACTTGGAGTTGGTGTTGTATTTCCAGGATTTGTTCCAGGACAATCATATGATATTGCCATAATATCTGGCGGATCGTCTATTACAGATGCTAAATTTCATTTTAATTCAGCAAGTATTACAGTAGACTCTCCAACACAAGGCGGAGCCAATATATCATTTTCAGGATGCGGTTCTATTGATATAAGTACTTATATAGTTCA